ATGGTAAGAGGCTCAAACTTATCTCTGGTAAATACATTAGGCTCATCATAGGTATCAACGATACCAATTTTCATCTCGGCTTCGTCTACGGCATGGGTATAAGGAGAGTCAGTGGTATCTTCTTTAATTGTGCCGTCAATATCGACCAGCTCACCATCTTTTTCAAAGTGGATTGGGTAAAGATGGATTTCTGCCGTTTTAGTACCATCACCATTATCGAAGTGCTTAGCGACCTCTGTACGAAGTTCAGGTATCTCGATTGGCTCTAAGTTTATTTTTTCTTTATCCATACAGAGTTGTTTATTTTTTAATTTCTGTTTGAATTATAGCATCTTAGAGATAGTCTCGTACTCATCTGTTACTTCTTCTAAAGTGGATTCTGTGAAGTTTACTGCCGTAGATTTGTCTCTAAAGTCATCTAGAGATTTCTTGCCTCTGGTTAAATTACCACCATGTCTTATATCTATGTGGGGTTTGGAAGCTTTCCAACTCAGGCTCTGACCTCTACTGAAAGGTTCAAATCTTCGGTTAAAGGTCTTCTCATCAAAGTTTTCCACAAGTTGTTTATAGTGGTCTATAAGTATTTCTTTGTAAGCACAAAGTCCTGATACTTGGTCAGCGTCCCAGTGAAAAGCTTTATGGTCGGGATAGACCTTCCACCAGTTATGGTCGTAGTAGACTTTATCTCTTTCTTCTGGAGTGAACTCAAAGTGTTCTTTAGGGTAGAGAACATCATGCTCGGCCATAAATACTATGTCAGCGTCCATCTCTTCTAGCCCTTTAAGGATTTGCTTAAACATAGTCTTGTAGCCCCGTGAGCCCCTTGTAGTGACGTTCTTACCCATATCCATAGGTTTACGGGTTGAAGAGACTAGCTCCATATCTAGTTCTTGAGAGATGTCTTTTATTCTCTTCTGTACTCTCTTGGCTATTTTTAATGGGAGCTCGTTATCTGTAAAGTAGAGAATCCCTTTCTTAAGAGGCTTCTTTTCAATCTGCTTCAGTTGTTCTAGGTCTTGTTCGGTCCATCTATTGATAGGCCAGAACTTCTGGATTAACCATGAAAGAGGGTAGATTTGCCCAGGTATAGTTCCTTCAAAGAATATACGCTTAGCTTTTCTCTTGGCGTCATTTACCTTACTTTGTTTCTGTTCATAAGGGAAGCTGAAGTCTCCACCTTGAGTGCGGAACATGTGAGCATACCAGGTGTTCTGAACGCACATTACCTGTCCTCCAGTAAGCCAAGTCTTACAAGCTACTTCAATACCTTGAGAGCCCCAAGAGCCAAAGTTCTCATCACAGATGTTAAGCTCCCAGTATTTATCTCGGGTAAGCATAAAGAATGAACCCTGCAAACTCATAGAAGGTGTTATATCTCCTTTACCTTCTGGACGTTTCTTGAACTCATTAAAGTATTGAAAATGGGGTTCTGGGTCAAAGCAATAGGCTGTACTTTGAGGAGAAGGCTTAGCGTACCAAATCACCTTCCTCTTAAAGGTTGAATAATCAGTGTTCCCACAGTCTTCACATTTAGAAATTCCATTAGGAGTGCCTGGAGTTGGACCTTGATAAGTCTTCTTACCACACTTCATACACTTCCAGTCGAAGGCGTGTAAGTTACGCATCAGGGGAACTATTGTCCAATCATCTTGCATTGCTTCCATTAACTTCACGTCAAAGCCTTCATCAAAAGCACAGTGAGCATCACTCTTGGCTAGATACTTAGCACGGCTTAATTTGGCTAATAGATTAGTCATGCCTCTTTGACCCTTAGCTTCTGGGGAGTAAACAATTCTTACATCTGGGTGGTCAACTATACCTGGGTCTGCCCAAGCTCCATCTAGCCCCACGATTATTTCAGTATTGCCCCGTTTATTCTTAAGGATGCCATTAACGGTGTTTGAAATGAACATCTCCGACCTCGCTGGGATTAGAATGCTTAAGTCATACTTTTTCATACTCAATTTCCTCTGGTCTTTCTGGATAATTATTTACTTGTTCTTTTAATCTTAAATACTTAGTCCTATTGACTTCATTAGGTATATACGACCAAGTGGCAAGAGCTTTCTGCTCTGCTTTCATTAAATCTAAAAGATGAGTTGCCCATTTAATAGAATCGTGTCCATGAATAATTAAAGTAACTGGGTTAGATGTCTTCATAAACTTTCCTTATTTCTTTAGCGTGCCCCCAATGTGGTATTTCTAAGGCTCTTATTTCACCTAGCCTCTTTCTTCTACCTAAATGATTAAATGAAAGGGCCGTTTGATGGGTGAAGACTACGTTTGGAGGGTTGGTGCAGAAGCCTTCTGTCTGCTGTTCGGTGACTCCTAGATGTTTCTCGTATTTACCAGGTTCTGCCCATATTCCATAGTCTCTTAATCCATCTGGGTATTTAGCGAAGCGTTCTTCCATAGCTTTAATAAATTGGTCTTTAGAGCAAATTAAACTGTGTAGATTGCGTCTACCACCTAATTTCTGGCTATATAGAGGGTCATCCCAAGTATGGATATTCCAATAGTTCATATTGTAGGCAAAGACATTTAAGGCTGAAGGACGTCTAGCAAAGTGGGATGAAGAGTATAAAACGTCATCTTCTGCCATAGCAACATACATGGTTTTAGCGGCCTTAACGCCTACTAAAGCGTCTTTGTAGATGTTTAAGTGGCTTCTAGGAGTGTCTACTACAATGTTATTCTCAAGCCCTAGAGGCTTCTTTGATACCCAGATAATAGGAATACCATCTGCTTCTTTGATTAAGTTATTTCTAATGTTCTGAGTAAAGTGTTCAGGTATAGAATTAGCCGTATAGTAAATTATTGTAAGGTCGTTTTTAAGAACTCTTGCCATTGTCCTAGTTTCTCCTTATATACTTTGAAATAGGGGTCTTCTTCATCACCCTGCCAAAAGGTCTCATTTAACCCAATCCCTTTAGCTTCGTGCTCTAGGTTCTTAAATACATTAGAAGCTCTCTGGTGGTTGACTCTTGAGTACCCTGTTACTGCCGCCCATTTATTCTCATCAATAGCACGTTTAGTAGTGATACCTGCAAAGATGTCATCAAACCTATGTACGTTTTCAGCCCAAGGGGCTTGGAATATATAAGGTAGGACTTTAGGCTTGAAAGCTACGTTCATAATGCACATTGGGAAGTAAATGCCTTTAGGTATTGGACCTTTATAGAACTCAACAGGTCGGTGACTACCTTTAACTAATTGAGTGGGAGCATCCCAATCGGCTACACCTTCCCACACACCATGAGACAGAACAACTTCTGCTTCTTCTCTTACTGCATACGGAAAACCTCGCATATATTCCGAAGCAGTACTCATCCAACTAATAGGCACTTTCATGTTTAAGGCGTCTATATGGTCCTGGATGGGGTCGCATATTGGCACTTCATCATCATCTAAGGTGATTATATATTCAGTATCTTTTAGATACTTAGCAACATAGGCAAAACCAAGATTACGAACACCACCATTAAAATTAGTAATACAATCAGCATAATCGCCAAGAATATCTCTAGCGTTATATTGAGAATTGACTGTCGGAATTTCTCCATCACTTACTACCACCAATCTTACATTATGTTTATCAAATAAAGGTTGCCAAGCTTCCATGAACTTAGCCATCTCTTTTGGGCGAATCGTTGGAATAACTACGGCTATCATTTGTGTTTACCTACTAAAGTTATGTTTTCACTCTTAAAAATGTCCTCAGTTAATTCGTAAATATCTAAGTCCTTAATTGCATAAGTGAAGGCTAGTTGGTCTACTGTCCAATATCTTGACTGATGAAGCCAGCACATCCTAAGAGCATCTCTTACTTGTTCTGTGTCTTTATACATGAAGGCTGTTGAGGCGTATAAGTGGTCGTCCTCATAGTCAGTGTCATATTGAATATCTTTTAACTGCTCCATGTGGAGTCCATTCTTATATCGTTTGGTAATATAATCGTTTTCTTTCTGGAGATACTCTTCGACATGGTTGGCTTCCTCTTCAATTGAATGTCTCCAAGGATGATTAAACACTACGATATCTTTGTCTAAGCAGCGATTAGAGAAGTAAGAAAGCTGCTCTGGTTCAGTGAAGGACATTGTCCCATCCAGCCACATATAGTAGTCATAGCCAGAATACATCTGCCAGCCGAAATATTTGGGGATTCGATACTGAAAACGTGGCGTTAGTCCTGTAATTGGCGGAAACTCTTTATCTGTAATGGGAATAAAGTCATAACTAATAGTCTTGTTTTTGAAGACCTGTTTCACTGGTTCTGTGATTTTATCTATGTCTCCTAAGACGCAAGTTAAGACAGCTATTCTCATTTTGCAAACATCCAGCTTCTACTACCTTCTCGCTTGAGCCCAGGAAGTTTAGCTTCTAGCCCCCAGATAAATAACTGATGCCCATGCTTACGAGCGTATCTATTGATTGCAGGAATTACCGCCCAGTTAGTTGAATCTTCTACGCCCTTGGCTTTGATTCTTGCGTAGTCGTGTCCTGCTACGATTCCACCAGGGCGTACTTTAGGGGCCCAGGCTTCTATGTCTTGAGTAACGTAAGGTTCTGAGTGGTTGGCGTCTATGTAAACGAAGTCAAGTGATTCGTCTGGCACTAATTGAGAGGCTTCTACACTAAAATCTTTAACAAATCTGTAATTTAAGTACTTGTCTAAACGAGCATGAGCGTCTCTTTCTAAGTTTGTATAAGTTCCAAGTCGGACGTAATCTTTATACCCTTTATATGGAGTATAGGGGTCAACACCTATCATGTGCTCAAGTTGAGGATTCTTCTGCATGATTACTTCAGAATACTCCCCAGCTGCTACACCTATCTCTGCTCCGTTCTTAAACTGGAGTTCATGGAACAATTCAGCTAAATCTTCTCTTGTGACGTTAGGAATCTCAATAACATCTGTCTTGATGTTGAATTTCTTTAATATATAATTTTCTACTATTTTCATAATAATCCTACCTTTATTTCTTGTACTATATCGCTAACTTTCATCATTCTACCTGGGACGTTCATCTCACAGCTCCAGTCTGGGATGAGGTCTATCCAGTGTAAAAATTCATCTAAATCAACGACATATCTGTGGGTGTTTTGAATATTAAGGCGTGAACCTGCAACTATCTTCTTCTTAAAAGAGTTGATAATGGTGTTAGGGTTGTCTCCCCAAGTAATATTTCCTATACGGAATATACAGTAAGTATCGAAGTTTGCCTTAATTGTTTCCTCCATATTTCGCTTGTGCTGCGTATATGGAGTGTCAGCGTAGAAAATAGCTAATGAAGAGAAATAAACGATGTGAGAGCTCTTATGTTGGTCTAGGAGCAAATCCATCTCACGTTTGAACTCACTTTTCCTATCTTCTTGAGAGTTAGACACTCCTGAAGCAAAGAATAATCTATCGTCTCTGTCAGTTAATATTGAGGCTATGTCTCCGCTACCTATAATCATTTTATTAAGGTGGCGATTATTTGGTTGTATCGCCTTTCCCCTCCGAAGTCTATATTTTTGATTTCAAACCCATAATTTTTTAGATTAAAGCTATCTGTTCCGTTGGTTAATGTGCCATCTTCTAAAGCATCCCAGTAATGCCCTTTACCACTGGTAGTGTGCTGAATAAGATTGAGGTCAATATATACCCAGTCGTTAGATATTCTAATCAGTTCTTTAAGAGCTTGTTCGGCATTTGGAGTGTGGTCAAGAGCGTTAATACACTGAACTCCGTCAAAAGTCCCGTCTATGTAGGGTAGGTTTTCCATATCCTGAACTTCTACTCCAGGAAAATCTTTTCTATCTATGGGGCAAAAGGCTACTTCTAACCCGTTAGTGAATTTAACTTTATCAAATGAGTAAGGTCCACAGCCTACATCAGCGACAACTATTCTGTCTTTATCTGGTGTGAGAGCTAGTACGTGTTTCATTTTCTTAAATTAGAAAGCCAATAATCATCTTTATAGCCTAGAGTTGAGTAGTCATTTTCTCGGTCAATTTTGATTTGCTCTTCCCAGTTGTCAGGCCATCCACTTGGTTGAAATTTATCAATGAGCCACTTGAAATCGTGATGGTACTCTTTGGTATTGAGCCAGTATTCAATACAATATACTCTACCTTTTTCGTTCCACTCTGAATGCTTCTTATACTGTTCTGTGGTGAATCCATAACCTTTACCACGCTTACCTTTATGGAAGTGTGCGTAAAAGGTATTTTTATTGACTTTGACCTGACCACCGCTGAGCCAAACTTTGTTAGAGACTTCTTGGGCTTCTTGTGTAAATGGTCCATAATTTTCATCATCCATCCCTTCTGGGAATAATTCATCCCAATAACTTTTCTTCATGTAGTAGCATGAGCCTTGCATTGTCATAAGGTCATCTACCATTACATCTTTTCTCTCTTCGTATCTTTGGCGGTCTTCAGAACCGTGGAGTCCTTGGGTCTTGTCATGCGGCTTTGCGTATGGGTAGTCAAGCTTCATGTAGTCAACAGGTGGGCGTCCGTCTTTTATAAGCTCCCAGGTGTCAGGTTCGAGTCTTTCCCGCCTAGGTACAATCACCCAATTATCTTCACAGTCTTTCTCTAGTATCTTGTCAAACCCTTTACCCATCATAGTGTGCTCGTCTGTCTTCATAACGTAATCACCAGAGGCTGCAAACATACCTAAGTTGATTGAAGCTCGCATCCCATAGTTATTGTGGACTTCTCCATGATGAAGGGTAATAACTCTGGGGTCGTCTTTTAACTGATGCCATATTCCATCTAGGACTACTATTATCTCTATTTCGCCTTCAGCCTTTTCTAAGAGGTCATCTACGGTTCTTTGAAGGTATTGAGGGCTACGACTTGGAATTATTACGCTTAGCACGTTTTTGCTCCTTTATGTACTTAATAACGTCTTTCTTAGGAAACCAGTTGGGTGTTTCGTTAGGTAGGAATGACCTGTCATGGGTAATCTCTCCTGGACGTTCTGGAGCGTGCTTATAGGGCTTACCTATGGCTTTGGCGATGTCTAGGACGCTGTAACGCTGGTCTGAGCCTAGTTTGTAAGTGCCTTTAGGCCAGTGAATTGACTTAATAATAGCGTCCACTACGTCATCAACATGCCCGTATATACGCATGGTCTTACCGTCACCAAAGATTGTTAGCTCGTCTTCTTTCAACCACTTGTCTACGACACTCCGTGAGCCTGGTCCGTAGACGTTACAGAAGCGGAGAATAACGTAATTATCGTGTAAGAGTTTAATGTACTCTTCACCAACGTATTTGGAGAGTCCATAAGGGCTTTCGATGGTCTCTTGGATAGTTCCACCTGATGAAGCAAATATAAACTTAGCTTTCTTGTAGTTTCGGAGTAAGCGGATTGTTCCCATTATGTTCGTATTAGCATTAGAGATGGGCATGAGCATAGATTTAACTACTCCAGGCTCAGCGGCTAAATGGATAACTACGTCTATATCATCTGGGAGTTGAGAGTAAAGAATATCTTTTCCTTCTTTAATATCAAATCCTTGGGCATCTGGGAGTTGTTTCATTAAGTACCCACCTATAAATCCTTTGTGACCTGTTACTAGAATATTCATACCCACCTCAAGAATCTCTGTAGCTCATCTACGTCATAAAGTTTATTGTCTATCATAAAGGTCCCCTCTGGTATTGATGTCTCTCTAGTACTTATACCATTGATTTCATCAGACCACTTAGTTTTATGAGGCCAGCGAACTACTATACCGTTGGATAATTCGGCTATTCCTCGGTCTCTAACAGCCATTAAAGAGAAACCATCTCTTCTGGATTTTTTACGGTTGTCAGCCGCCAGTTCTGCAGCTTCTATTTCTTCTGCCGTTAGTTTACTTTTACGCATTTTAACTGTATTAACTAAGCCAAGCATAAACAAAAAAGAGCCCTTTGACAAGCTCTTTTCTGCACTTCGTTAATTTATTTAACTGGGTTTTGGAACTCTGGGACTTTTTCAGGGTCTTCAGCGTTCAAATCGCTAAGATTTGGTGTAGCTGGGACGTTCCTGCGTGGGTCGTTAGGGTCCTTGTCCAGATGTATAACGAGATTTGGGCGAGGTTGGTCGGCCATATTATTCTCCTTATATTGTTAAAGAGGGATATTAGCCTCCCTCTAGGGCTAGCTCGACTAAGGAGCAGTAGTACGAGTCAACTCAATGACAGAGCTTGCTCGTTCAATACCTACACCGTAGATAGCGTGTAGTACAGTTTTTGTACCAATAGCGTCTACAGAGTATTCCATTTCGAACTTAGGTCGTTGCTGTTGTATCAACGAGATAGCACTCTTATGGAAGAATAGGTTGCGGCCAGTCGTGTCAGTAGGCACGTTACCACTGTGGTATAGGTCAATTCCGTAAACAGAACCAACTAGACCATCAGAACCGTCAACAGCTTTACCTGTTTTGCCAGTTTGGTCGTAAGCAACATACTTGTTAATAGCAAGTAAGTCAGCTTTGGTATTGTGACCAATTATGCCACGTCTTTGAGACTGAGGAGTGTTGGAGTTGTCGAAATTGTAAACAACTGACAAGATGTCAGCGTCATCAACTGCAGCACCACCTGAAACAGTAGCACCAGCACCTGAGTAAAGACTCATTAGGTCGGTATCAATCTGTCGGGCAACACCTTCAGCCATACGAGATTTGAAAGCAGCAGCTAAGTCGTAGTTAGACTGGACTTTAGCGATGTCTTCAATCAAGACAGCAACGTAGTAGTGCTTATCAATGTTTAATTGGATAGCAGTTCCTTCAGGGCTGTCGTAAGTTACGTTAGTAGAAGCTGATTTAGCACGGGCATTAACCGTTCCTGTGAAAGGTACACGGATTAAGTCACCGCCACCAGCAGCTAGACCTGAACGGTCTTGAACCAATTTGCCAGCCTGGAGGATAGCGTCAAAAGGTTCTTGGACATCTCGTGTCCAAAGTTCTTGAATGTACTGTGCCGTTTGCGAAATGCTTCGGGTTACATTCGAGCCAGTAGTAGCCATTTTGTTATTCCTTTATTTATTTAACGTTTTGTAAAGCGACCTTTATCGTCTCTTGGCATCGTTCGGGAGATTGCTGCCTCAAGTTCTTCATCTGACATCTCAGACGGGTCTTTATTCAAATCCATGCGTTTTGGAGTTGAGCCATCTGGACGTAAGCCAGTGGTAGCCGCCTGTTTAGCGATGTTTTGAGTTGTCCTTTGAGCCTTCTGTGTGGCTAGTTCATTAGCAAATTCCATTTCGGCTTCTACGAAATCCAGATAACTTACATCAGGATTTAGAACCCTGTCTGGAGCTTTACCGTCTCCTGGGATATATCCTACGAAATTAAGATATTTCTGCTGGAGTGTTTTCTCTAATGCTGAATGATATGCCTCACTGGATGGGTTTAATTCCTCGTACTTATTTCTAAGTGTGGACTCATCTAGTTGCAAAAAGCGTCTCCAAGTTGTGAGTTCGGCTTTACTTTGACCTGCGTCATATTGCTGAGCTCCATATTGCTTAGCGGTTTCTTCGAGTGTCTGGTAGACCTCTTCATCTGCGGCAATCTTTTCTCGGAAGTTAGGGACATCTTGTGAAGGTGCTTCGGGTCGTTGTGGAGGTCCATATTTCCTTAATAGGTCCTGGACTCGGAGTTGTTCCCGTCTTGACGGTTGTGGCTCTTCAGGAGCTTCGTCTGCTGGAGTTTCCTCTGCTTGGACTTCTTCCTGGTCAGGTTGGACTTCCTGCTCCGTTACTGGAGCTTCACTGGGTTGTACGTCTTCTGCGACAACCTCCTCCTGATTATTATCATTTGTTGGTTCGTCTGACATGACGTCTTCCCTTTCTTCCCTCGATTAAGTGCGGGAGGCCACTATTTATTTTGACTTACCACGTTTTTTATTTGAGTCGGTAGGCACTCTTAATTAGTTTATATCAATCTTCTTGAACTTTGGCAAGTTGTTTTCATCTGTTCCTATAAAGATATGAGTAGTAGGGATTTTCTGGACTAAAGGTCCTACATCTGTATCTGCTATCAACCTATCACCTTCAGCTCGCCAATTCGTAGGATTAACTGATTTAACTACTTTAGATATATCTTCAACTTTTAAGTCGTGAGATATTCTTTCAGGTGGGGTGAAACCCTGTCTTATATACCAGGAGTCTTCACTATTGCTTATCTTTGGCGTTTGAGACATCTTCTATGGCTTGTGCGTAGGCATCTAAGATACCTTTTATTTCTTTAATGATGGCGTTGGCTATTTTCCAATTCAAGGCGATTATCTCCTCTGAAGCCTGGAATTCCTTAATATCACGCCCATCTGGTAAGAAGTTTTGGTAAAAAGATACCCTGGCTTCTAAAAATTCTTTTAGTCTTTTGTATTCTGCAGACTTAGAGTAGCGAGCCATCTTTTTGGACTCATTTAATACATCTTCGTCTACTTGTGTTTCTGGTATTTGTGTTGGTTCATCGTAATCGCCTACTATTGCGTTTTGTGGACCACTCACTGATTGCCTCCTTGATTATTGGCTTGTTTCTTAGCAAGCTCATTCTGTTGTTGGGATTGTACCACAGAGTGTTCAAATTGAGCAGACTGAGTATTCATGTCATGTTCCATCTTAGCTGTGTCGTTCATCTGTTTTTCAGCGTCTAATGCAAGTTTGTGTTTCTCTAGTTGCTGTTTGTGGTCCATCTCCATAGCTTTCATTTCTTGCTCTGGAGTTAGGTCACTCATTTGAGAAGGCTGGAGACCAGCTTGCTGTTCTATCTGACGTTTAATATCTGGTGGAGCGTCTTTATAGTTAAGAGTCTCACTTGGTTGTTTAGGTGGGGCTTGTTGTTGAGGTTGAGGCTGTGCGTTAGGGTTAAACTGGATGAAGTCTCCTGCACCTGGGATGTCGCTCATTTGTTCGTAAGCTTCCATAATAGCTGGAAAGTTAATCTGGATTCGTGGGTCATCTTTGAATAAGTTCTGGAATTTACCAATTACTCCTAGAAGTCGTTCAATTCCTGCTAGAGCTTTATCTTTATTCTGTTTAGTAGTGGAGTTCGGGTTAATGTTGAATCTGTACTCTACACCTTTAAGGACTTGTGGGTTAATTGAGAGGTCAGCCGCAGTACCAGTGGAGTCTAAACGGAGACCGTTGACTAGTTCAGTTATGTCCGTTAAACCACTTCTTACTATATCTTTGAGGTCTTCAGCGAATAGTTGGATTGGGATATTTTCCGTGCCTACGTTGACTACGAGAGAGTTAAATCCGTCTACTAGCTGTTCGATAGCTGATTCCATGTGACGAAGTTCAGAACCGTCTCTAGTAGCTTCTTTATCTGCGTAAAGTTCAATTGCTTGAGGCGTTTTACCCTGAGATGGGTTAAGAGCGTCAGCTGCTGGAAGTGAAGCGTTCTGAGAGCCGAATTGAGACAAGAGTGAACCTGTGAGGGCTTGTTTAGCGGCCTGATAGGTGGCTAGACCTGCGGTGGAGGTTTCAAGTCTGCGGATTGAGTTAGGAATAGTTTCGAGCATCACTGCACCTTCACGGTAGTCAAGAGTATGTTTAAGAACTCCGTTAGCGTTAGCTACGATAGGAGGAACGAGATTCATCTTAATACCCTTGAAGTAGAAGTTGTCTAATCCGTCTCTAGCGAACTGAAGTGGCTTGCCTCGCTGGAAGTCACCTAATCCGTAGAATGAGTCAAATAGAGGTTGAGAGTATTTAATAACAAAAGGTATTCTTCCATTCTTGTGGGGGTTTTTAATCCTTCTGACCTCTACATAGCCGTGTTCTGGGGCGAAAGTTATCCATTCTCCATTTGTACCAGCTTCATAGCGAGTAGCAAGACAAATACCCTTCTTCACGCTTCCTGGAGTACGAGTTCTTGATACGTTAGTATCTTGGTCGGGGTCAGTTTGTGATTCAGCGTTTTCAGCTACTTCTAAGAGAAGTTGGAGGGCATCTTTGTCCCAACCACCATCTTCTGAATCTAAATAGTTCTGGAGTTGCTTTTTAGAAACCCAGGTAAGTGCAGTGACGTAATCCATGTCAGCTATGGAGGTTCTACCTTGTTGAGGGACTAGATTCCTTGGATTCCACAACCAGCAGTCTGGGCCTACATACCCAGTAGGAGAGACGTTCCAGTCATAAAACATTGGCATATATCCATAAACACTGGAGTAGAACTGCCACATATTTAGTTTTTCTAAGAAAGGATGTTGAGCGTTAGCGTTGGGATAAATCCATTTCTGACGAATAATATCCATAAACGCAGCTTTACCTGCGTCAGCTTTACCTACGGACTCTGTAACACCTTCTGGGAGCTTTGCTATGACCCTATCAGCTCGTTCTTTAGCTAAAGTGGTTGTGTAACCATCCGTAATTTTAGAGCCGTCTACGGAGCGTGATACGCTGTCATAAACTTGTGAGATTATCATGGACTCGTAAGCGTCAAAATCTCCTATATAATCTGTATGTGTCTTCCAGTCTGATGAGTAATCAGACTTATATTCATATTCTTTATCTTTTGGAATATCGAATTTTTTATTTGCCATTTTTATTTATCCTTTATACGGTGATTCTACTATAATAGCCCATAAGGGTTCAAATCTTTAATCATACTACTCTGGGGGACTTTCTCGTCTTTAGGATGTCCAAATTTGAAGAATAACTCTAAATAGCGGAGTGCATCCAGCATATCGTCATATTTCTTCTCTGGAAGCTCCTGAGGTGGACGATTTTCTTTAATTTCTTTGTATCGGTAGTGCGTCCATTCATAAATTGTGTTTTTACAGTTTGAAGTGACGTAATAGTTGGGTTTTGGAGTTCCCATTATTTGAACTTTTGGTTTGATGCGTTTTCTCATCAAATCTATACCAGCTAGGACGGAGTTCTGCTTTTTAGGAGATGGAATAACTGGATAACCTTGAGAAGCCATGTAATCTATCAAATCAGGACGTGCGGAGTCAGCGATTATAGCTGTTAAACGTTTATCTCCAAGTTTGTACCGCATTTCACCTAAAGCGTCTTCTAATTGAATTCCTGTGCCGTGTATTTCGTCCCACTGATACCAAACATCATCTCTAGTAATGTCTACGAAGCCCATAGCTAATGGGTGACCTTCTGCAAATCCGAAGTCCAATACAACGTAAGTAGTGCCGTCTTTGGGTACTTCTTCTTGTTTAATGACATGGATTTCTTTTTTAAATTCGGGATAAACAGCTCCTTGTTGGGTAAAGGGAATAAGTTCCATTTCCTGAAGCCAGAGACCTATTTCTCCTCGGTTCTCAGCTTGCTTCCTATCTTGAGCTACCCAGTCTTTATCTATATGAGGGACATCATGGTAAGTAGCTTGAGAGAAGTACCAGTCATCATCCATCCGAGCGTAATCAAGAAGTTCGTTCCAGGAGTCTCTATCTTTAGCCGTACCCATGAAACAAGACCAGCCATTGGTAGTTGCGAAGAACTTTGAATAAACCGCAGCCCAGCCGTAAGGGTCGTGTTCCTGGTACTCGTCAAATATCATCCCGTAGGATTCAAGTCCACGGTGAGAGTCAGCTTTGTCACTTCCTAGCATTCTTAAACTTGAAGGCGGTTTAGATTTATCTGAAGTGATTTGTCTTTTAGTTCCGTCTATCCAAGTTACTTCACCCTCAAAATAGTTAAAGAAGACTGTAAGAGTGGATTTATCTGTCTTGGAGATAAGTTCTTTTGGGATTAAGTGAAGATACTGTTCCCAGGCGACTTTCTGAGCTGCTTCATATTCTTTGAACACGATGTGATGTTGACCTTGGTTTAACATGCAAGACCACATTATTTGCTGGATAGACCAGAGGGTTTTACCTGTTCTTCGTCCCCAGTACAGAACACCATATTTGTATTGGTCGATTAAAAAAGCTTTATGGGCAGCTCTCTGAAAGCCATGGGGGGTGTACATTACACTCTCGAAGTCAGATGCTTAAAGGCGTTTTCTGTGTCAGCTGAGTTAATTTCTACGACTTCTACGAGACGATTACCAATTACTGTTTCGGTTTTATTGGTTTTGGCTTGAGCAGGTTTAGGAGGGTAGAAGCAGTCAATTAACCAATCTCGGATAGTAAGGTAACGCATTTCATCAAAAAAGGCTTGTTCTAGATGTTCAGGGATTTCTATGCCTTTTTCACTGGCTATTTGAACAAAAGAGTCGTGGTCTTCAAAAAAGTTACCTACGCAGATTTTGTATCGTTTAGTAGTTGAGGGAGTGCCATCATCTTGCTCCAACCACTTCCATAGTTCGAGTTCAAAGCGTGGTTCAACATAATGGACAGAATCTTTATCGTAGTTGACTTTAGCTACTCTCCAATCTAAAAACCACCAGTTCTTGTTGAAATCTTTAAGGTTGAGCTTTTCTTCATTATATAGGCGTTCTCGTGGGTCTGGATAATCCTTAACACTAGTTGAGGCTTTAGTAACGCTTTTTACCTGCTGTTGGACTGGTTGGGTAAAGAAGTTTCTGGCTTCTAATTCTTCGATTCGTTTTAAAAGTGCTGCGACATCATTATTGTCTTGTGATGGTGAAGTAGCTTCTTTTTTACTTCTTGCTTCTTTCATTTTCTTGGCCCATTCCTTAGCTTCAGGAGAGCCTTTCTTTGGTCTTGGCATTGTCTTGTTTCCTTATTTAGATTGATTATTTAGAGATGTTTCTTTTCCTTAAATATATCATGCTTGTCAAATTATGCTAATGGTAGTACTTTTAATTTATAGCATTCAGGCTGATTGCCTCCGTACTATGCTAGCACCTCCCAATTTTGGTTTTTGTAGCAGGTTTGACCCTCAGGCCTGGGACTTCATAAATCTCTTTTGAAATCTACGATTTCTTTTTGTGTGTTTTTTGTTAAGAGCCCCTAATGGTACGGTAGGGGTTCTTTTTTATTTGAAAGAATACTCTGCATGGGGACACGAATCTACGGGTTGGTTCCCTCCGCTTCGCTTATTTATATATATTCTGGTTGTTACTTGGCAAGGCTTGGGCTGGTGGGGGTAGGGTGTGTGGTTTGAGTGGATTGTTTGATACTTCTTTTTTTTAATGAAGTGGGCTGTGTGTGCTACCCCTGTTAGCTATGCTTATAATTATGGTATAGTATGCGTTATGCTCTTATCTGTTAAGTGTCAGAATATGCGCCTTTATACACCCTTTTGCTTGACTATCTTGTCAAGTTATTATGACTACCTCTGTTAGGTGTATGTGTTTGTTTAACTTGTGATTAAGTGTATTGCTATCTGTTAGCTAGACTACACCTGTATTCTCTATGCTTTCTTTATATAGTTCTTATTACTTCTTAGTTTGTTTAATAGAGTAATGGGCGGAATTGTGTGCTTGTTGATAGTTAGTTGAAACTACTAAGGTCTAGATTGAGTGTTACTGATGTATTAGTGTTTTCTGTCTTTTGGGTGGCCTTGCCATACTCTCTATCTAGTACATCTGAGCTTGCTCGTAGCTTAATTTCATCTTTATCACTATCCATTAGTGTAACAATAGTCTTTTTTGCTTTATCTACATGTTTTTGTAGATATATTTGTGCATCTGGTTTTTTTAATAGGTTTGAAGCGTTTACTTCGGCAGTTGTTGGCTTGGCGTCTGGATATACTTCCATATAAGCACGTTTGGCGTTTTGTTTAGTTTGCCCAGCGATAATATCTAGTACTTTTTTAGAGTTAGCTTTTAACATATCTATATATTTGTTTAATAGAGGTTATTTGTCAATATTGGGCGAGTTATCCACAGTTTGTGTGTGATTATGCAAATAGTACTTGACAGTGTGTTAACTATTTGCTAAGCTAAGGGCAGAGTAATGATGATACATTTACTCGCACCTTAAACAATCAGACAAGGCAAGGTAAAAGATAGTAGAAGTCTTAGTTACCATTACGCTTATAAGGTATAACTCCTTGCCAATCTCTGATTTATGAATAGTAATTTAATAATAGGAGTGTAAACATGAAGAAATTAAGTAAAAAAGATTTACAGTTATTAAAGTTATGCGGCGGACAGCATAAGAATATTACAGAGTTATTTAGTTGTAATAGCTGTGCGGTGCTATTTAGATAAATAGGAGTGGATACGATGACATATAGACAATTAGATAACAAGGCAAGTGCTTTAGTTACTAAAGTACAAAACCGTATAAATAGGCATGGGGCTTATGAGAACGCAGGGCAAAAAGAGTTGCGAGATTTTAGGGATATGCTTGCTAAAAGTGATTTAACATATCCAGAAAAATATCAATTAGAGTAGATGATGATTAGAGCAATAGACAATTTAAGCTATTAAGGGGTTGAAGATGTATAAATTAAGATTGAATGGTAATAAATATAGTTTTAGAAGTAAAAAAGAATTAAGTAGTTTTTTAGGGGGGCTTTAATATGAAGTACAATATGTTAAAAGAGCAAGAGCAGGCTAAGTATAGCGAGCTAATGGAGCAATGCGGTGTATTTTGGGCATTTAGCAATAAACAATTTGAGGAGAATAAAACACCGCTAAAAGACGGCGATAAATATTTGTCAATCGGTGCAGGTGGCTATTTACCAAAAAGCAATATAGATAAGTTTACATCTGGCATGAAGTCAATTGAGAAGTGGGCAAGACAAGCCAAAAAAGACGCTAAAGAGGTTATATTATACGAGTTAAACAATCACGAGTGCTTTTATACTGGTGATATAACAAACGCTATGCCACGGCTTGAAGAGTTAGGGTATACAAGAGACGAAGTTAAAAAAGTATATTTTGCAAACAGAGAGTTTGCACTAAATTAAACTGTTGGTGCTGTACGCCTTTTCACATGGTTTTGTACAGTTAAATGATGAGAACAAACACCAGCCAACAGCCTAAATATTAACTAACTATATGAAAGAAGGGGGCATGAAATGAAAACTTTAATAGTAATAGTAGCGGTATTAGTGATATGCGGTTTGGCTGGAGTAGCCGATGGCATGAGTAATAATAATTTAACTAAGGTACAGAGTTTTAATGTTGAGAAGAGCGAGAAGTTAACGGCTTATGATATACAGCCGACTGTTGACGCTAGTTATTTACAATCAACATATAATCCGCAGTAAAGGAGTAAAAGCGATGAGTGAATTAGAAGCGTGCTTTAAGTGTGGCGGTACGGCATATCAAAAGACCGTAGGTGATGAAGTGTACTTATATTGTGATGATTGCGGTTTAATAGAAAATTAAGGGGGAATATGAGTGTTGATGAGTATTTTAGGCTAATGCAAGTTAAACATGTTAAGAATTGTAAAGTGTGTAGGGATATGGGCGAGAATATGCACCTGACGCGTTTTAAGCCTGTTACAGCTCGTTTATGGCAAAAAGCGTGGTTTGTATGGTTATTAGTCTTAATCGGCTTTATAGGGGCTTATTATGGCTTTTATTGGTTAATCTATTTACTGGTAGGTTCGATATGAGGGAATTACTAATTGTATGCTTTTTAGTTGGCTTGATTACGTTTTTATTTAGCAGTAGCACCGTTTTAATGATGACAGGCTACATCTTTTGCTTAGGGATATTGTGCCTAGTCATAGCGAGGTTTTGGGAATGAATTTATGCAAACATTCTAGTCATAAAATTATAGATGACATCTGGCAGCCCAGATACCATGATGATGTAGTTTTGATAAGCAAACACAAGCTCGGTCAAAAAACAGAATGGTATTTAATTAAGTTTACTAAGTGTAATAAGTACAAAGACTGGTATCTATTCAAAGCTAAAGACATCAAAAAGCAAAAGACACAGAAAAACGGTAACGGTGAAGTATACGTTGTGCCTATGAGTTTAAGAGTAGATTTTGTAGCTAATAAGACTTGTGAGCACGACCTGAAGTAGTGTTAAAATATAAGCTTGACTGTTTTAAGGGGGCAGTCAGACCCAGAGAATAACTGTCGCTTGTCAGGGCAAAGTTATGCTTAAAGCATTTATAATAGGGACAATGTTGCTTATCGTAAACATCAGCGTTCCCCAAAACCAAAACTTAATAACAGACGGTAGGAAGATAGACGTTCCAAAGCCTGTTAAACAATTAGAAGAGCCTAAAGTAGAAGAAGTTAAAGAGATAGAGCCTGCTGCTCCAGTTGTGATAAGCAATCAAGCAGATGGTTGTGTAACGGGTTATTCAACAGGTAATTATGCTTTAGACCAAATTATCTCTCATGAAAGTGGTGGAAGGAGTTGTGCTGAAAACAGTGGTGGCTGTTTTGGACTTCTTCAGGCTTGCCCAGGAGCACCACTCAAAGCTGCCTGTGGTGGTAATCCAGATTGTCAGATTGCTTGGTTTCAGGCCAACAAGACTAATGGCCGTAGTTGGGAGCAAATCTGGGCTCTGTGGCAAACTCAAGGCTGGTGGTAGTTAGAACCAGTCAGGGTGCGTTTGGCGTAATTGACGCTCTTCATCTATGTATTCTCGCCAATCTTCGGGTGTCTGTTCGTACCTATTCATATACTCTCCTTCCTGTAATTGATAATAGATGAATGTGAGGCTTAATCTGTTAGATAAGTCATAGATTGACAAGCGTATAATGTAGTGATATATTGTTCGTTAAGCATTGTCTTTTCTACTGATAAAAAGACTTAATGCTAGAGGCCTACTAGTAACCTCGAAGCAATCAACAAAAGAAAAACCCCAGCGGTTAAACTGGGGGTAGTCTTTTCTACTACCTCTAATTTACCACATGGGTAATGGAGGTGTCAAGCATGAAATTAAACAAAATTTTAGAAAACAAACAATCGATAATCGATAATCGATTAAATAAAAATATAACTAATCGACAATCGATAATCGATTACACTACTAACCAACTTAGAACCAAGTTAAACGATAATACGCTCGGTGAGGGTTTTGTAGCTGAAGCATTAAACAAACTTGGTGAAGCTAAGATTATAAATATATCCGATTGGGTGGTGCGTAAAGTGGATGGCCATAAAGGCAAAGTGTTTGTAAGCGTATGCAACAGGGAGATGAGAAAATGAGCAAAAACGATAACATATACTGGCGTTACAAAAAGGCTACGCCACCAGTTGAAGAGAATGCTGATAAAAATGGCGAGGTAAAAGTCGTTAAGCCAGCTGAGCGTAAGAGTACGCTGCCGAGCCCATTTAAGTGCTCTAAATGTGACTATGTAGCCCCAAATAATCAAGCTATTAGACAACACTGGTTAGACCACTAAGTATTTGCCTATTGACATACTCCAAACTATTTGCTAACATTAGAGTGACATAATAAAAAAGTCGTAAGACTTTAGCAAAGGAGTGTATATGTCAAACAATACTAACGAAGTACTTTATGAAGACGCACTAGAAGTCATGGAGTATTTCACAGGCACGATGATAGAGAGGGTCATTCAGCGTGATATGGACGCAGATGACTTAGAAGCTCTTAGGTATCATGTCAATCAAGCTAGACGACAAATGTTGTTTGAGCAGGATATGGAGACTACCTATGAGCATTAAATGGACTGTATTTGAAGAGGAGTACAGAGGGCTGTATTTGTTCGGTAAGATAGTGTGGTTACCCTATGAGTCAGCAATAACATACGAGGAGGTACGAAATGCGTGAAGATGGAACTTGTGGTTGCCCTCAATGTAATGGAGGAGGGCCAATAGGATGGGAAGACTAGATAAACTAGACTACGTTCTAATCATAGAAGTAGTCCTAATAATAATTCTAGGGTTCTTGGTTCTTAAACCACAGCCTTGCACTGTGAGCCTAGATAAATCAACAATCCCACCTAATAATAATTTTAATCAACCAGTCTTAACTAGACACCATTGTTCACTAGGAGAAATACCTATTAACATAAAGGACTTCACACAATGAGCTATAAAGACTGTAATTGTGGGTATTGTGGCCCACAGAAGGAGAAATTTAATATGAGACCTTTAATAGTGGTTCTAGTAGCTTTAGCCATAGCAATAGGCTTTAGTGCTCAAAGCAACGCAGAACTTCAGAAAACACCAGCCCAAGCCTATAACGAGGTTTGTTTAACCCACCTTTATACAGGGTGTCCATTGGTAAGATAATGAAGAGTGTTGAATACAGAACTTGGAAGGCTATGCGATGGAGATGTAGCCCTAAAAATCCATATTCCCATAGATACCATGGTAGAGGTATAAAAGTATGTGAACGTTGGAATGACTTTAGCCTATTTTTAGAAGATATGGGCGAGCGTCCTGGCCCAGAGTACTCTTTAGACAGAATAGACAACAACAAAGGGTATAGCCCAGGAAATTGCAGATGGGCTACTAGAATTGAGCAGACAAATAACACTATGCGGACTAACTACATAATCTATGAGGAAAAACGAATTAACTTAATGGATATAGCTAGGTCTACTGGAATTCATCCAGAAACGTTACGAGCCAGAATTAAAAAAGGCTGGAGCTATGAAAAAATAGTCTCGAAACCACTAAAGCATACCGACAGAGAAAGGAATAAATATGGGCTCTTTATTTGAGACTGGCGTTAGGCCTGCTATTGATGAATACATGTTGAGAGTGTCTAAAGAGAGACGTGATTACGGAAAATATTGGTCAGCTAGTTCAGCTGGATATTGTATGAGAAAAGTAATATTTGATAGGCTTGGTGTGCCCCATGCAGGAAAACCTGATTTAAGAAAATATAGAGTATTTGAAAGTGGAAAAATCTTTCACGAATGGATTCAAACATTAACCAAAGACGCTGGACTTTCTGTTGCGAGTGAAGTTGAGCTTATTGATGACGACTTAATGGTTAAGGGTCATTTTGATGACTTAGTGAAGCTAGACGATAATTTAATCCTCTATGACTACAAGACCGCTAATTCAATGTCATTCAACTACAAGAAAGATAAGATGTCTCACTACCACCGTATGCAGTTAGGAACATATATGTATATGGTTAGAAATATGGTGGCTCAGATTGACCAAGAGGCTCTAAAAGACCCACAAGCCCTTAAAGAAGCCCGTATCTTAACCATTAGTAAAGATGATTTAAGAATGGCAGAAGCTCAACTACTGTGGACACCTGACTTAGAAAAAGACGTAGTAGGTTATTGGAAGACCTTAAACGGCTATTGGGATAAACAAGTATTACCAGCCTGTACTTGTGATAAGTTTGAGATAAATAAGAAGACTGGTAAAGGATTTATGGCAGATGAACGGTTTAATCCATATTATTATGATGGAGAGCCGTGCAGTCTGAAGTGGTACAAAAAATGGAAAGGAGACAACGATGCTAGTAAATAATATGCCAGAATACCGTTCCTGGATTGAGATGCGTAGGAGGTGTACGAACAATAATCGTGCAGAGTATAAAAATTATGGCGGTAGAGGCATAACTATATGCCAAGAATGGAACAAGTTTAGTGTTTTTCTTAAAGACATGGGCCAACGCCCCTTGGACCATACACTTGACCGTATTGATAATAACGGTAATTACGAACCCACCAACTGTCGGTGGGCAGATATAGCCCAACAGAACCAAAACAAGCGTCCACGGAATATAGAGCGTAATGCTTTTTGGCATAAGCTAAAAGCTAAAGGTTACACCTACTCTCAAATTAGCTACATAGTAAATGCCCCGTGGCAGACTGTTGTTTCTGGTATAAGAACTTACGAGCTTAAAAAGAAGGAAGGAGCATTAAATGTATCTAAAGCTGAGTGAACTAGTAAATGAAGAGGACAATACTTTCACAGTCCTTAAGAGCTTCGGCTATAAGTGGAAAAAGTGGGACAACGAGTCTAAGAAGATGTTAGTCAGTGATGACTACCAAGAGGGCTATCGTAAGATTTACGCTCTTGAGACAGACAAAGGTGAGCTAGGAGTAGGACCAGGCCAGCTAGGTAATCTCTTAGAGCCAGTCTTTAAGAACGGGGAAGCTAATCTAATAGGCCAGAAGTATGCTGTTAAGTCTAATGGTAAGTCTGGCATGGAAATTAGGTACTTCTTTAACCCAGTTAGAATCAAAGAGGCCCCCAAAGAAGTAGACGAAGTGTTTAATGAAACTGAACCTGTTGATTTAAATGATATACCCTTTTAGGAGAGACAATGTTAAGAAAGAATAAATGGTGGAGGAGCATGATTGAAAAGCATGGAAGTGAAGAAAAAGTTAGAGAGCTTATGCGTGAGCGTGGAAACAGGAGTGAGCGTAACAGTAAAGGCACGGGAGGCTTTGCTTATTTGGCTAAAACAAACCCTGATTACCTTAAAGAAATCACCTCAAAAGGTGGTAAGAGTAAAAAGCATTAAGTATAGGTTGAATTATGAGCCCCTTAAAGAAGAAGAGCTTAACAAACTCAAAAAGGACTATAAAACGAAACTCAGTAAGTCAGTTAAAAAAGAAAGCTGATAAATATTTCTCTCAGGCAGTCAGGTTAAGAGACGCAGACAGAAACGGGATAGTGAAGTGTATCACTTGTGATAAGCGAGACCATTGGAAAAACGTCCACGCAGGACACTTCGTTAAGCGTTCTGTTAATTCCCTAAGATATGACAGTGAAAATGTTAACGGACAATGTGGCCAATGTAATGTCTATAAGTATGGCGAACAGTATGCTTACTCTAAAGCTCTAGATGATAAGTATGGTGATGGCACGGCTAAGAAATTATTTGACCGTAGAGGCGAGCAGCATAAATTTACAAAGGAGGAATTAGAGCAAATAATCAACGACAGTAAAGAAGAGATTAAATTCTATGAGAGAAATAATTAGTATTGACCACATAGAAAAGAAAGTTAGTAAGAAAGGTGTTAAATACGCTATAACTCATGCTCTTTTAGATGACGGTACGGAAGCTGCTGGTTACGGACTAGACTTTAAAGTAGGCGACAAGGTAGAAGTATTTTTTCACTGGGGAATTATTAAAATGCGTAAACCCGAATGGGATTTAGAAGGAAACGACAATGGAACACTTGAGACCACAATATGACGAATTAGCAAAAACATTAGTGACCCCCGAGCGGTTCTTTACACAAGAACAACCGACCGTAGAATTTGATTCAAGAGAAGTCGCTAGATTAGCAATAGAAGCAGAGATTAGTGAAGCAGTACAAAGAGAAAAGCAAAGAATACTAGACCAAAGGCAGGAGTATAAAGGTGAGTAAAGATATTAAATTCAAACTAACAGCTGAGAGTAAAATAAATGCTTTTGGCGTAAAACTGTTTCGTATAGAAGCAACAGTAGATATTAAAAGCCGAGGCGTATCTAAAGGCGATAAAGGTGGCTGGTTAAGTAGTGAAAAACTTGACAATGGTAACGCTAGGGTCTCTGGTAACGCTTGGGTCTTTGGTGACGCTCAGGTCTTTGGTGACGCTAGGGTCTTTGGTGACGCTCAGGTCTTTGGTGACGCTTGGGTCTTTGGTAACGCTAGGGTCTTTGGTGACGCTCAGGTCTTTGGTGACGCTTGGGTCTTTGGTGACGCTAGGGTCTCTGGTAACGCTTGGGTCTTTGGTGACGCTCAGGTCTCTGGTAACGCTTGGGTCTTTGGTAACGCTAGGGTCTTTGGTGACGCTCAGGTCTTTGGTGACGCTAGGGTCTCTCTTAAAAAAGCGTACACCAAAGGTAATTTTCTATACTCAAGCGATAAGCAAATTAAGATAGAAATAGTTGACCAATCCAAAGACGACAATTTTGACGACTCAGAAGATTACAAGTATCTATTAGTAGTCGGTGATTATGAGATTATTGATATTGACCCGCCCAAGAATAACGAGAAGGAAAACCTGCTGAGTAAAGCCGATGAGCTAATCGCCAAGGCCGAGGAACTTAAGGAACAAGCCGAAAAACTATGACTGAAACACTAACAGCTCAACCTATGGAAGTTCCCCAACTTACCCCAGAGCAAGACCAAGAAATATACGAGGCATTAGACTACGGTACTCCTAGAGAAGCCCAAGCAAGACTCGCTAGATATACAGTACAAAAAGCTTTAAGACTAGACTTCACAAAAGACCAACATATTTACTGTGCCATAGAGCAGAAAGACAGAAGGTGGCCCAGTAGGATTAAAAAGATACTAGCAGGTAAATACAAAGACGCTAATGGATTTGAAGAAAGTGATTTAGAAATTGAGAGCATGATGCTTGGAGTCGAGGAGTATATAAATGATTAAATTAAATGGAGGTAAATAAGAAATGGGTAACGATGATAAAGAATTATTCGATATGGTATATGGTTGGGGTAAAAACCGAATTGTCGCTGATGAGCATTCCCCAGCGTTCAAGAAAACGCTAGGTAACATTAAGAAAAAGACAGGCTCTATAAAGAGATTTGTGGATGATTGCAATACTGAATATCCTGAGTTTAACCTATCTTTGTCGGGTGGCTACATAGATGAAGAAGGTATTATTTGTAACGCTCAATACGGAGCATTAGATACTTTTTCTATTGGTATGCCTATTTACACAGAAGATGGTGAAGAAATTGGCAGATTAAGTATTGGTTTGTTTAAAAACCTAGACTACGCAAAGAAAGCTGGTGAACTAGATATACCAGTAGAGTATTGGCTAGTTAATGATTATAGCGGGAAACGCCAGAGCATTAAAACCTACTGGCAAATTACCACCCCCCCTAACAATAAGGAAACTATATGAGTAAAGATTTTCAGACAGAGCTAGAGAAGATACTAGATAAATACAGGCTAGAGCTAGGCAAGCATGAAACGGCAACTGATGGCATTGGCGTATTTATGAAGCTCAATGATGAAGCCCAACAAGCAATCACCCAACTATTCTTAGATACTTTGGGGACTGATGAGAGCGAATATTGTGCGTCAATGATTGAGTTCGGCTATCATGGTAAAAGCTGCCAAGACGAATGCTTCGCAAAGATTAACCGCAACAACTTCAGAACACAACTAAGAAAGCAGATAGGGGGATAATGATGAGTAAACCATACTTAATCAAACCATGCAAAAAGCACTTATGGACTAATGCTATTACAACCATACCTAATGCTGAATCAATTCAATACTGCGGCATGTGCGGAGCAATTAACAAGCTAAGGAGTAAATGATGAGTAATATACAAGACATAGAACCCAATAGAGGGGGTAAATAAATGAGTAAGACCTATACACAAGAAGAACTAGACACAATGGCAGAACTAGGAATGCTGGCAAACACTATTCTTAATATGCCAATGCCCAACGATGTGAAGAAAAGTGCAACTATAACAGCGGCTAAAATACACGCGGCTAGCCATCTACGAGATATGGGGTATAGCATTAGACAAATTGCAACAGCGTTACACCTTAAATCACCAAGAAGCGTCCAGTACCTATTAGAAAAATCAACAGCCGCCTCAGTTAATCAACCCAATAAACAAGTAAAGGAGTAGTGATGAGTAATGACGGCTATCAACATATTAAAAAGACTGATGAGGGCAAATATATCCTCTACTATGGTGTCGCTTCTAACGACCACAGAACACAGCACGGGGAGTTTGATACCCTTGAGGAAGCTATCAAAGAAGCACAACAGGATTACGCAGAATATGGTCTGACTTTTGACATTGGAGCTGACACTTCGGTTACCGACTTGGAGTTGAAAGATGACTAGCCAACACGGAGTTACCAATAATCCGCAATCCCTAGATAGCTCAATAGAGGAAATAAGAGAAAAGCTTGCTGCTATTGAACATGAGCGTTGGGCTGACTGGCAAAAATGGATGCACACGAAAGGTGAGTGGAGTGCCTTAGCTGGTAAAGGTAACGACTATATAGCACTATGCTTTCCAAAGGCGTACATAGACCACCTGGAGCTTCAAATAGCCACACCCTACGCCCAACTATCAGATGCAGAAAAAGCCTCAGATATGGAACAAGTAGACCGCTATTGGCCTCTCATACAAACCCTCATTAATCAGAAAATAGCAGAGGCAGTAATAGAAGCTCGTATTGAAAACATGGGGCAAACTTTTAGAAACCTCACGCTTCACAGTGACGGCAGGTGGACAGTCCAATATCGAGATGAGCAAGGTAAGCACCTAGTTACAGGCAAAACAATTAGCGAAGCTCTCACCAAAGCCGAGGACAGAATTAAACAACTAGAGAAAAGAGAAGAAATGATTAAGAGATTGGAGAAGATATATGAATAACCCTAAAGGAGTATTAAGAGATGAGTAAACAGGACATTGAAAACAAGGTGAGAGAAATCTTGTCTAAAGAGGAACACCCGCTAGAAACTGCCTACAATGCTGAAGTAGCATTTTATTCCCAAACTCTGCTTGAAATAAAGCTCCTACACGAGCGTAATCTTTACAACCTTTTAGATACTTTTAAGAAAAGAGGCTTAAAAAACACCAAAGTCGCAAGAGATATTGCCGAAAGAATAGCAACATTATGACCACCCAACCTAACCCTAGTAGCATGAAAGACTTAATAAAACGACTAGACGAGATATTAAAACCTATTTCTGATTTTAATGCAGAGGGCAACGAAGGTCGCCAAAAGGCTCGTAAAAAAGCTATCAAAGATATTATCGAACTATTTGAACAAGCTGAACTAGTAAAGAAAGGACAAAGTGATGTATGACTATGACAACAACGTAAGCATTGATGATGTGGTGAAGTATTTGTTTGAGCAGAAAAAGGATAGACATGCCCAAAGAGTTATGCGACTAGTCGAGGAACTGAAGTACCTGCAAGGCGTGATAGACACGAAGAATCAAGCACCTGCAAGGCGTGATAGACACGAAGAATCAAGCACCTGGAATCAAGCACCTGCAAGGCGTGATAGACACGAAGAATCAAGCACCACTACTAGAACCACCCAAACCCATTAAAGAAAGGACTTAAAGATGGCAATAAAACCCAAGATTTGTCGTAAGTGTAGAAGGGCCCACTTGCCAAAAGACCCATGTATCTGATAGAATAAGAAGGTATCATCGTATACACTCCACATCCGTGCAAGGATGACCCTAGAGACTTACTGAGCCCACCCCAGTAGGTCTCTTATCTTTTATAGACGTTTTATTAAGTTAAGGCCTTGTGTAAGTGGGTCAATCTTTTCAGGAATCAAACCAAATAGGTGAGCAGTCATAAAGCCGTAAGCAACAGTAGTAGTAATAGGATGTGCTTTTAGAGCTCTTTTGAAGCCATGTGACAGCGTTTCAGGTGCGTAGTAGTCATAGACACCAGCCACAGCTAAAATACCAACCCAGCCAGCCGTAGCAGCTCTGGAGCGCAGTTCAAGCGGTGTCAGCTTTTCCATGCTTCCTACGTTCTTTCTCAGCCCAATAAACTATTAAGTCTTTTAACTCATCTTCAATGTTCTTTTCTAGCTCTTCATCAGACATATCCCATAAATCACCTTTGTCTCGGTGCTCAGTAGCCCCTTTAGTAAACTTAGGTTCAATAGAACAAATTAGGTTATACATAAGTAAGTGAAAATACTCATGTTCTTTTTTCTTTAATTTAGACATAATAAGGCCGCTGTCCTTTCTCTCCTTGTCTTAATGTTGATTTACCGCCACACTTAGTACACTGAACCACTCTGTTCTTACCAGTTCTTGTGTAACGAGTACCTTGAAATATCATAGGGGCTTCCTCGCCACACTTAGGACAAGCTTTAGGTCGTTCTGTAATATTAGCCATATTAGGGTGATTAGGGACATGGGGGAGTAAATGTAGATAGACTTTTTCGGTAATTTCCACGTCTCGTTTATTGTATTTGACCATTTCTCTTTGAGCTCTCTTGTTGCCCATCATACAGTCCCACCATAGGTCAACATCAGTCTTAATCTTCTTGCCGTACCCAAATTGTTCTGCAAGGTCGTCTAGTTTATTAGAGTCAAACCTAGCTATCTTCTTAACCATCTTCTTAGTATCAGCTGATGGAGGTAGGTTTAATGGAGGTAAGTTATGAATTAGTAAGCGTCCATACATTACTTTATTGTCAAAAGCGTCAGAGTTCTGTCCAACCACTAAACTTAAATCTGGGTCTTGCATAACCTCAGCCCACTTCTTAACTACTTCAATATCATTTCTTGGCTCTCGTTTATAGCGTGGAAAGTCCCATATATAACAAGAGTAGATTCTAGGCTTTTCAATATATTTCCAGGCGAATCCTAGCACATAGCCTTTTTGAATAACTTTAGCTATATTAACGTCCCAAGCAGGCCCAAAATACCCACCTAGATTCATAGCCGTCTCGATGTCGTATACCACCCTTTTCATAATTACCAATCTCCATTTTTCATATCTTCTTGATTAGTCACTTCTGGTTCTAGCTCAATAATATTTTTCATAGCTATTTCTCCTGCTGTTCTGTAATAACCGAAGTCTTCATCCCAGACCCCTAATTCCAGTCCTTTATTGAAGTCATCAGGTTCAATCTTCTCTTTCATGGAATACCAGCACAGGCATTACGCCTGGATTCTCTATTGCAATCTTAAATAATTGCTTAAATAGCTCTTTATAGGTTTCAAAGTCAGTGACTTCAAAATCCGTTCGTACCTCCATGAAGTTTATGTCTCCATTCTCATCTGTCCCAAAACCAAATGCTTCCATATCATGCCTGTACAGCCTCGAAAGCTGCCTTCATAGCCAACTGACCTGAATACTTGTCTAAGAGCTGGTCCATTCGTTTCTGAGAATCTTCATATAAAAGTAAAAGCTGAGCGTCCCTGCCACCAGTCCGCTCAACTCTTTCTCTTAAACCTAACCAATTATCTCTCCGTTCAGCTTCTAAACTGAACAGAGTAGCCTCTAACTCCTCAGCTGGTGATAGTTCGTGTAGGCTCATGTTTCATCCTACTCGTCACCCCTGATGATGTTATCTGGAATTTCTGGTAGAGATATATGAGCTAGTCTTCCTATTTCAGCCCATGCTCCGCCAATCATTCTTTCTACTACGAAAGTGCCTACATTTTTAGCTATGCCTACACTATCTTTTACTAATGCTTCTGCACCTTTTTGAATTTCCATGCTTACCTCACACTCAGTATGAAGTTCCAAACTGCTGAAATACCAGCAGCCACAGCAGCGATACCTGCTGCCTTTGCAGTTGAGATGTCGTTAACATTAACCACAGCCACAGCTAGAGAGGCTAGAAAAGCCTGTACAAAGGTCTTAAAAGCCCTCGCAGCTATATCTGCAGAGATATATCGCCCTAACATTTCTTTTTTCCTTTACGTCCCATATATCCTCCTTATTTGAAGATAGATTTTATTTTGTTAACTAACTCTGTTAGTAGAGATAGTATCGTTTTGAGTAAGTTGTTGTTCTCTTCCCCGTAATCTTTAACTGGGGCAGGAGGTGGTGTTGGGTCTACTGGAGGTGTTGGAGTTGGTTCAGGTGTAGGGGTAGGAGCAGGTGGAGGCACGGGTACTGGTTCTGGAGCTGGAGGAGTAACTGAAGGCTGATAACCATACTTTCTAAATTGTGCGACACTACCAAACCAAGCATCTAGGTCAACTCGTCCTGCTATTCCAGGAACAGTTCCACTAGAAGTATACTGGTGCATTACATAGAACTTATTTGTAAGGGTTGCTTCTGGGTTGTTGTTCCAGGCTGCTAACCAAAGACCACAATTACTTAATACTGGAGTCCAGTCATATTGATTAAGAGTAGCGAGATTCATGTAGATTAAAGGCCATACGCCTGTACGTTCGTGAACTCTATTAACGAAGGCTAGACACCAAGCTACGGGATTAGCATGAGGAATCTCCCAATCTAATACTAGAACGTCATCTTTTTCTAATGGAGAGCAAGCGGCTACAAAGAAGTCTGCTTCATTCTGGGCGTTTCCACCACCAGCAAAGTGATACATTCCAATAGCTTTACCAGCATTCTTAGCCCCATAGTAATTAGCGTTAGCTTTTGAATCAGTGTAGAGTCCTGCGTCTCCACCACTCATTTTAATAATAGCGATAGGTTGAGGTACTGCTCCCCAATTTATAGTTCCTTGCCACTGTGAACAGTCAATGGCTCCTGTATAACTCATTTTAGAGCCTCCTCTTGCTTAGTTTTAACTGTTTTGACTAATGAACCGTTGAGGTTCTTCATAAATATCTGGAGTTCTTTTACGGTTTTTTCAGTTTGTCTAGAAGTAGCGGTGTTGGCGTCTGTAGCGACAGCTATTTTGTTGGCTGCTTCTACATGAGAGTCAAGACTTGCCTGTACTCCTTTAATAGCGTCAGAAAACTCATTCATTAAAAACTTAACTATCCAGATTAAACAAGCTACGACCGCTGCTACTATTCCTAATGCTGCTTGCTGGTCTGTCATTACCTTACCTCATATACAGTCATTGAAAAGGCCTGCATTCTTCTATATGCAGCACTCGTTCCTGAGCCAGACCCAGTGCCAAATCTAGTTTGATTAGCACAATAAACATCTTGGTAAATTATTGTTCCAGCTGGTAACCACTGAGAATATGACCACTCTTCAGTTAGGCCTACATATATATTTTGGTCAGGTCGTCTTATTACATAAGTCCCACCATCACCAGGTTGGATATATATCCACGTTATAAACGGTACAGCGCTAACATCTACACAGGTAAATCTCAAGTTGATAGTGTATATACCATCTCTAGCTGTAACAAATCTTGCATTTGCGCCAGTATAAGCTGTAATGCCATAGCCATTAGTAGTATCACTAACATCATAGATTGCTCTTGTTTGAGCTGAAAATACCTGTCCTCCATCAGTTGAGAAAAATAGGCAGTTGTAGTGAGGTTTTTCAAGATTGGTCTTACTTACAGAAGAGGCTGTAGTTAATGCCCCGTCTTTTATGTTCAGTCCATCTATTGTCACTCCGTTAGCAGCTGTATTTTCGTTAATAGTGTTCGTGGTGATTGTGTTGGCATGAGTACCGTCCTGTTTGTGCTGGACTAAGATTCCCTTAGAAATCATTTTAGCCCCAGTACCAGTATCATAATCTACTACTGCTACGCCTGAAGCGTGTTCTACGTTCGTTCCTTTAGTCCACACAACTCCAGTAATACGAGAACCAGAAGTATCTACAACACCTGTAAAAACCTGTTCTTTAGATGTACCTGGTTCTATTACTCCTACGAATATAGAAGCATTGGTTAAATCAGTAACCGAGCTTAGATTAACTACGTTAGAACCTGAAGTAGTTACTCCACTAGTAGTAGTAGCGAAGCCTTCATTTGGTGTTGGGAAGTGACTTGTTACGCTTGAGACGTCTGAAAATGCCATGTTTATTTTCCTTTTTCTATCTTAAATATATCATTTATTTTATCGTTTTCAACTACAATCTCCAGCTTCGAGGTTTACCTGCTTGGGTAACAGTTCCCCAAGATTGTAGAGTTCTTAGGATAAAGCGAGAGCGTAAGGAGTTAGTTGAGACTTGCCATTGAACTGCGTTTAGTTCTTTTTGAACATCCATATACCTTTTAGTAGTGGGTTCAGCTGAAGTAGTAGTGACCGCAGATGTAACGTCCCAGGCGTGTTCCCAAGGGGTTGACCAAGTATCTACATTTAACGAGGTGGCACTAGTAGTAAGAGTTTTAGACTTAACAGGTCCGTAACCGCCTTTTCTTTTTACCCCATAAAGGTCAAACGTAATAGTCCCTTCAGGTCGTGAAACTTCCATCTCACCCTCTTCAGTTCGTTGGAATTCAAACCTGTTCTTAGTAACTGGATAAAGACCTGTTGATATTAAAGAGTCAAATGGCTCTCCGTAGTCTCCGTAAATAGTAGAGGAGATTTCAGTCAACTTAGAATCACCTGGTTTCAAAGCTAGGAGTTTCTTATTACCTTCAGTATCTGTGTAGCGGAGGAATTTTTTGAACCCAACAGTAAAGGCGTTAGGTAACCAAGCTTTTCTCTCAGTGTCATATACCATAGTTCTACTGTTATCGTCTGAGTTATAGGGTACAGAGAAGTAAACTCGTCCATCAAAGTAAACAGAGCACACCTTAGCCTCACCTACGGCACTAATTTGTTTAACATCTGGACGAATATTGGCACTCATCTCATCAGTAGATAGAAGGTTGAGGAATTGGGCTCTTGAACCTAAGTTGTAGAAAGCTTGTGAGTTGTAGAAGTAGTAGTCGTTAAGCACGTTGACCACTGAGTAAGGAGCTGGCGTACCTCTTGAACCAGGCAGTTTGTATGCCGCTGGAACAGTCACAGCTATGTCTCCATAATTAACTGTGTCTAGTGAGATTTGGATTATTCCACCCTGTCCATCTGCTGAATCACACCAGACAGTTGCATAAGGTGTCCCCTTACCATCTCGGTAATCTTCAACGTGAGTAGGGATGAGCTTACCACCTGGTTGCCAGTCAATATACCCACCGTCATAAGCATATGAGAAAGCTCCTGAATACTGACCTGCACCAGAGAACCATATTCGGTAACGGTTGTCTTGGTCTCTTACTCCGTACTGACGTGAACCTACATTAGTAAGTTCCTCTACTTTAGGACCAGACGTAGTATTAACGGTAGGAGCTGAAGTACCAGGTATAGGAATAGCTCCAGTAGGACCATAGTCCTTAAACGTATCTCCAGTAGCCGTAGTTGAGCCTAGATAGAAGTAGTCTACGTTGTTCTCAGATATATAAATGTCACACCTTGTTTGGCCTGATTGGAAAGCTGCCACAGATACTACTGCGAAGTTAGAAGTTGCATCCCAGTTATCTCTAGGAGTAGCTGACTGAACTGCTGTGGAAGCAACTGAAGCAATACTCATACCAATAGCATTCACAGCCACTTGTTTGTAATAATAATTATATCCAGTACCAGTTAGCCCAGTCTCTGCAACTGTTGGGGCTGAAGGTGTAGTGAGTGGTGTGTAGTTCTGAAGCGTAGTAGAGCCGTCATAACGCATTATCTTATCCACCCCGTTAATAATGTAGAGATAATTCCCATTCTGGTTGAAGTTGACGTCTGTTCCTTCCGTGTATTGTCCACCTGAACAGTAAGTCCATGTCTGAGCATTATCCGTAGAACGATATATAGCCCCTCCAGCAGCCGCTACTAGATGAACTACTCCGTTATAGTCAAAGTAATCGAACCCGTCTATGGCGCCCCATGAGCCCACAGAAGGCGATGCTGAGATTGAAGGAGAAATAGAAGCACTAGGAGAAACTGACGCACTAGGTGATTTACTAGCTGAAGGAGAAGAAGAGCCGCTAGGAGAGATTGAAGCGGAAGTTGAACTAGAAGCAGAAGCGGATGGAGAAATCGAAGGACTTATAGAAGAGCTTATGGAAGAACTTGAGCTACCAGATAAAGAAGCGGATGGACTAGAGGAAGCTGATGGCGAGCTGGAAGCCGAGGGCGAAATAGAGGGCGAAGCAGACGAAGAAGGAGAACGAGAAGCCGAACTTGACGAAGAAGGCGATAATGAACGACTCGCAGAGGCTGATGGACTCCGTGAAGGACTTGCACTACTTGAGACTGAAGATGAGGGTGATAAGGAGGCACTAGGAGATAGTGAAGCAGAAGGAGACATACTCGCAGAGGGAGAAAAAGAAGCCGCAGTAGCAGCAGGAGCAGTACCGTACCAATCCATACCTGGTCTTGGTCCTGGCTGACCATCTTCATATAGAAAACAGTTATCCGCTTTTTCCAGAGCGTCCTTAGGGAGACGAGATTTGTCGAGTAATGATATGACACCTTTTTTCCAGTTCGTTAAAGTTAAATACTCTGGGTCTGGGAAATTAGTTGGTAAATTGTCGCTTTCTATAAGAGGCATACTTTAATGCCCCCATGAAGTTCCACTATTGTCTGTGAGTTTCCAGGGGTTACCCCATGAACCACTGTCATTAGCCATCTTCATTTGTTTAAGTTCATTCTCAGCATCATTCTTTGCTGATTGGTAATATGGGTTACGGTTAGCTCTGAATTGTTGAGCCAGCATTCTATTTACAATGAAGTAAGGGTCAGGGCACTCTGAAACATCTGTACTTGAGGCGAACTCAGTAGGTTTCTTATAGTAGACGTAATCTATATCCTTACCGCTTAATGAGGCATCTGGAGCAGGATTTAAGTGTAGAACGTGTCCATTAGCTACATCACCAGTAAAGTAAGCATAAGTAGAGCCGTCTGACCTAAATTGAGCTTCTTGTGGTTCAACGATTTGGTAAGTTTGTAGAACGCCACCATCGGTGTCTAGTATCTTAATTACTCCACCTGCTTCTTGAAAGTCTTCTGGGGCATCATAGTTTGTCTCACCAGTAGTGATTGTAGAGTCTCCATCTCCTGATTCTTGTAGAGTCTGAAAGAGGTCTTTCCAATAAGTATTGTCGTAGAATGCCCATCTATTAACTGCTTCATTAGCTAGTCGAAGAGCTACGGTGTATTCATCATCACCTTCAGCAGGTACTTCACTGTCTGCTCGGAAGAGTGTGTAGTATTGTTGAAAGATTGTATCAAAGTCCATTTTTATTTTCCTTTTATCTGTATATTATCATTATACTTGAGATTTTTTAATACTTACCCTAGGTTTAGAAGCCTTATAAGCTCTTGCTGTCCTGGTTGAGATTCTAGCTTTAGGGGTAGAAACTTTAGCTTTACCTTTTCCAGAGTTAATAGAAACAGCGTATTTATAAGGTGAGCCGCCAGTTTTACCATTACCTCCTCCACTATAACTTTTGCTAGAGCCGTAAGACTTACTATTGTTATCATTAGATAAAGGAGACAGCCCCATAGCTACTCGCTCTTCGTTGGTAAGTTTATTTTGACTATCCCAGTATTGAACTATTTCTGGGTGCTGCTTAAGGTAACTAGTTCTAGCTCCTGTCCCTTTAGCAAGAGTGTAATAGTAGTCTAGTTTTTTCTGTAAATCTGGAGAGGCTTTTTCATAATCATTACCACTGTAAGTTTTAGCTACGGTACTTGTTTGACCTTTATTTTTATTACTTATTATCGAGTAGTACTGGCTTTCTCTTGCCTTAAAAGCTTGATACCATTTCTGGTCTAAGCCGAGTGATTCAAATAACGAAGTTCCATCTTTAGCATAAGTTTGTTTAGCAGCATTCATTCTTGAATTACTTCTATAAAGTAGAACGGCTTTTGCCTGGCCTGGAGAAAGGTCAAATATAGGATTAGACAGCCCACTGGATTTAGCATCCAAATCATTCTGCTTCTTCTGGGCATCCCAAAGTTTTTTATCTGATTGAAGAGATTCATAAAGCAAACTAGCTTTTTGAGCTGAATCCCCTGGAGAATCTTTCTTAGAATTAAGAACATCAAATTGGTCTCTAAGAGTTTTAGATTTAAGGCTATTTCTAATAGCGTCTTGATTCTTGAAGTGCCAAGTAGCTTCAGTCATGCCTTTAGTACCATCTGCCTTAACAGTAGCTATTACACTCTTTTTAAGTTCTGCACCAGGTAAACGGTCTTTTGAAGTATTAGCATCAGCAGTAAGTTTTGAGCCTACTGAGCGTACAACTTTTCCACCTGGGCCCAGACTAGTTAATTGAGCGTCTAAAGCAGCTGGACTAATATCTCCACCTGGAAGCTTATTGAAGGCTTGAGCTCCTTTAATAGCTAGTTGAGAGGTTTTGTCATTTATCTGTTCGCCTCTAGGTTTATATTGATTATCCCCATAACCAAATGAATCACCAGTACCACCTCGTTTATTAGTGGTTAGGTCAATAACTCCTGAAATTGCTGGGTTAAGTTCTGCATTAGGACCACCACCTCGACCTACGTTTAGAGTTCCGCCAGAAGCAACTGTTGAAACTGCCCCAGATGTAGGGTTATAACCGTTAGTATTACCTCCACTCTTTTCAAACAATCTATTATTAGCTATTGAGTTAGGAGCTCTGAATTCTGGAGGTAGTGGAATCTTAACTATGCCAGTCCATTCACCAGTCTTAGGGTCTTTATGAGCCCCAGGAAGAGCCATGATGATGTTGTTCTGGAGAATACTCTGTTTATTAGAGTCATACATATCTTGGTAGAACTCTTTAGTCTTATCATCAGTAAGAGCATAAGTTGTAGCAGCGGTTATAGCAGCAGCAAATACTCCTGCCTTAGCAGTCCAAGCTCCTGGGTTTCTTCTAAAGGCGTCAGTCATAGCTCTAGTGCCAGCTACACCTGCATTTGAATAAGGGATGATAGCGTCTATTTCTTTAAGAGCACGA